GAAAATATGATCCCCTACCAATGGATAGATAGTGACCTTTTCGGAGGTGTCCAAATCAGCAATTTCTTTGCCGTCAATATAAACCCTTGTCAGGCAAGCGCTACCCATAAACCCAGAGTCACGTTTGATAATAACTGCCCCTGTATTCTCCTTTTTAGAAAGCATCGTCTTATCAATGATCTGTGAGGCTGGAACATCCTTTGCTTGTTCATTAGTAACAGGTTTGGTAGCACACCCCGTCAATCCTAAAACTACCATTGCCAGAAGTATTTTTTTCATTTCCATATTCTCAATTTGAAAAAACAAGCTAATCCTATCACCCTCAGATCCTGGGGTCAGCCATTACAAATATGGGCATGTATTAAATATCTTCAGCTACGATACCAGCGCTGATAATCGCACCACCAATCTCACGTTCACCGTAAAGGACTGGAATTGGGTTACCCATTGCGATGGTGTTGACTGCACCGCCAAAGGCATACGAAGGTCTATTATCAGGATCATCTCGCCCTTGCAAGCCTTTGGGTTGAGGAGAGAGCATCTGATAAACCCCTCCAGCCATCGCTGTCCCACCAGATATCATTAAAGTGGTCCCCCACGCTTGGCCGAATCCAAAAAGAGCCACAGCTCCAGCCACAACCATAACTGCACCAAGGATGGTCTGGAACACCCCGGCCTTTTTAGCGCCCTCCATTACCGGTGCAATGCGGATATCGTTATTGCCGCCAAGGTTCTGGTAGTCCTCTACCCCGATGTTGCGCTTACCCCGAAACACGGCGAAGACCATGCCATTTTTTTTCGCGTTCATGAGATAGCTTTCAAATCCATCAAAGTTGACGCACAGAGCTTTCACCGCTTCGGCTGAGGTCTGGACTGCCAGACGGTGAACGCGGCCAAACCGCGCGCCGAGAGCGCCATACAGGCGGATAGTGGTTAAACGCGCCACGGTTTTATCTCCTTCGGTAAGTTTTTATGGCGAACGCATATCATCGTCCGATCTTTGAAATAACCACGCGTGTAAGGCGTGACGCATGACGGCTGGCCGTACAGGTGGTGCAGCAGAGCGCCGTCTTCGGTAATGATCCCGGCATGATTCCACTTATCAGCCTGCACTTGCATGATGACCATGCACCCGGGTATTGGGTCACACTCAACGAACCCCTCTTTCTCCCAGTGGTCGAAATAGAGGTTGTCCGGGTACTGGCTTTCCCACCAGGGGTAATCCACGCGGAAGTCACTGAGCGTAACGCCCTGCGTGGCGTGCCAGTCCATTATCAGGCCCCAGCAGTCATGGGAACCCAGAATAAACGGGCGACCAATCAGCGGTATCGCTTCGGGCGTTATTTCGGCGTACTCGTCGCTGTCAGGCGCATAGATGCCCCACACAACACCGGAGTTGTTGCACTGCTGGCGATCAAGATCGGACGGGATAGGCCGCGCGCCGTCGCCCGGGTGCGAATGAATGACGCGGATAATCGTGCCGGTATCTTCGGCATTCGCCCAGTGCTCACCATCGATGCGGAAATGCTCTGTCGGGTCTTCGTGGCTGTTCGGTACCGGGACGTAGCGCTGGCGGCGGCCCGCCTGAATAACGAAGCCACAGCACTCGCGTGGCGCCTCCTCCAGTGCATGCGACCGGATGGCTACCATTATCGTTTTGTTCATGGGGAAACCTTATCGGGAAATCAGAACCGTGCTGGGGTAGCCACCGAAATCGAGGATTGCGGTATTGGGTTCAGCCAGTCCCGCACCAAACCGCTTGCGGCAGTCGCTCAGGCAGCCGCCGCACGAATCCAGCGCCGGGTCAGCAACAGGATTGCCTTTGGCGTCAAAATACGCCGTGCCGTTGTAGGTACAGCCATCGCCGCTTCGGTACTGGCCGCGCATCGCCCATTCGCACAGCGAGGTGATCTGCCGGGTGGGTATAACCAGCCCCTGCAGGTCCGCCGGACTGCTCATAGCCCACGCCACTGTTTCGTCATGCTCAGCGGTTTTGGTATCAAGCCAGAAGGTCTGCAGAGAGAACACTGTGGGGTCAGCGGTCGGGTTAACACCGCCTGGAAAGTTCACGGCATCGAGATAGACGGCATAGGTGTCGATAATGCTCACCTTCGCGTTGACCATATCCCGGAACTGCAGACACAGCGCCGTTATATGGCCGTCGAGGTTCGACACGCTGAGATCAGGCCCTGCCGCCTGGTCTGTTGAAAGCTCAAGGCCTGACATTTGGAACGGCCAGAACTCATAGGCCTCACCATCCCAGATAATGGGTTTTGGCCCGAGTTTGTCTTCGTCTCCGTTCGCCGCATCAATTTCTTCAGGGGTATGCGGGAACGGACTGTAATGGAAGCGGTGGATCCCGCCACTAAATTCTGACGCATCCACCTTGATTAATCGCACCCTGCCACCGGGTGCCAGTTTTGCTGCCTGATCGACCAGAGCCATTATGCGAATACTCCATATGCACGCCTGATAGTGAACGTCAGTTCCGCAACGTTGCTGCTGATGAGATTCTTACGCACTGAATTAGCCACGATGCGATAAAGGCCCTTCTCCTCTCCCGGCGGGGTGATAATGAACGCCTTGACTGTGTGGGCAAGCAGGAAGGCGCGGATCTCATTAGCCTCAGAGTCCTTGCCGACATATTTCATCGGGACCTGTATGGCTGTGGAGTTAATGCCGTTATCAGCGACCTGCTCATAACCGTCGCCAAACTGAGCAGAGCGGATCGCCTGTTCGTACTCAATAGCACCGCCGCCCAGCTGCACAGGCCATCGGTAGGTTTCAACTGCCATGTTTACTCCATAAAAAAAGCCCACCTGAGTGGGCTACCGGCCTTTAACGAAGTTATAAATCAGTCCGCCGTTCTTCAGGTGCTTCTGCACTACCTGAGTGGCAGCGTTCTGCATCTCCGCCGCCAGCGCCCTGCCCATTGCATCGCCAGAGCCTTCTGATTGCGCTGAAGCATTGCCATTAGCATCGACGTGTACGGTGGTTTGTATCACTGGTGCCGTACTGGCCGCGCCTGCGTTATTGCCCAGGCCGAACATGGGGGCCCGACCGACAACCCCACCGCTGGCGTAACCCTGAGCACTGCGCATCATGGCATAGAGGTTGTCCACGCCTATTGCAGCTGTGGCCTCTTTGGTGAAAACAAACTCATCTTTATGGACGATACCTGCAGGCTCATATTTACCGCCGGGACCGGTATAGCCGCCAGAGTCATAGAGGCTTACTCCTGAGTTAGCGGCGCTGGTGTAGGCACCTGATGGCGTGCTTCCACCAACCCCGCTAACACTGCCAATAACCCATCCCAGCGCGGACTGTACGGCATAGGCCACCAGCAGCCTGTTGATGACATCAGCGATCATCTTCATCATCGATGCAGCAAAGCTTTTGAAGCTGGCTGTGCCAGTGGTCACGAGGTTCGTCATCATATCGGAGATGCCGCCCAGGGCTGACTGCGCCACGCTCTGCATGGAGGCATAGACGTTCGTGGCTGAATCCAGGTATTCGGACCACCCTTTTTTAAAGCCAGCCCGCCAGTCACCGCGAAGCCTATCCTCCGCTTCGTAGTAGTCGCTAGCGGCTTTAAGCTCCTTCCGGTACCCCACATCCTCAAGGCTGCCGCCAGCATTAATCCAGCCACTGCGCAGCTGAGAGAGGGCCGTCTGGCGGCTTGCCAGCCTGTCGCTCATCGTTGCGCCTGACTCAAGCCCGGCCCGCTTTTCTGCCATCTGTGTGACATATTTGCTGGCCGTGTCCATGCGCTTGTTCAGTTGCTCCTGGGCAGTGATCTGGTCACCCAGCAGTGCTTTCTGGCGCGCCAGCTCCAGAACCTGATTTTTACTGGCCAGCAGGGATTGCTCCTGCTTCGACAGCTGCCGGGTGCGGGCCGCCTCTTCCAGAACGGCGAACTTTGACTGTGTGGCATACAGGTCCTTACGCTGCTGGCTGATGGTGTCATTGACCGAGCGGTGATCCTGCAGCGTTTTCAGCTGTGCCTGCAGGGCCAGCAGTTCGGCCTGGGCAGAATCTTCGGCGCGATCGCCGGCGGCAACTGTCACCCCTTTGGCTTTAGGCGTTTTGGGGTCTTTATATCGCTCTTCAATCCCTTTTTTGATCTGCGCAATTTCTTCTTTGCTCAGTGACTGATTAAGGCTTTTCCGCTGCGCAATATAGTCGTTCAGACGTTTGTATTCCGCCGTTCGCTGCTGCTCTTTGGTTAATCCGGCATCTGACAGTGACTGGAAATGCTGCTGGTTAAGGATCGAGGTTCGCTGCAGGTTAGTCTGCTTTTGCTGCTCCTCGGATTTTCGCTGCTCAGCGTGAAGCTGTTGCGTCAGCGAATCGACAGCCTTTTTCGCCTCGTCATAGGCATACTGGGCACCAACCCGCTGCTGCCCGCGCAGGCCCGATTTAAGGGCTTTGTCGAGGTCATACAGACGGCTGGTTGCATCGGCCAGTTGCTGCTGCAGGGAGTCCTGCTTACCGATATCAAGCAGCTTGTTCCACATCCATGAAAACGCGCTGCCGACAGAATTAGCGGCCCGCTCGAGGTACCCCATATTCTGCTGAATGCTAGATGCCATCTCATGGAAGCCGTTTGCCGCCAAACTGTTTGCATAGTTCAGCGCTTCGGTATATTTCCCGGCTTCCTGAAGCG